CTTGATTATTTTCATCAAATAGTGCATATTCTCCAGAAGCAATTAGTTCCAGTAATGCAATCTGTCTTCTGTATCTTGTATCAAGCCAAGTATTAGAGTCTGCTTCACCGCCATAAGATGGTGTTAATCTGTCTTTATTATAAAAATGTTCAAATAATTCAAAAGCTATAGTTTCAACAACAGGGCATCGCACAGATAGAGGAATAGTATATCTACGGGACAAGTATAAATTTATAATACTTTCTGCCCGTTCTATATATTCCTCTATCTGTGCGTCTGTTATCTTACCTTCATTATATGTTCTTTTAACATCTGGATATAAATCCAGAACTTGCTGTTTTGTTATATACATTATGATAATACACCTGTTACTTTTAAACAAGCATTTTGACAAATAACTCTTAAATCATAGCATTCCGTTACTTCATAATATTTAATTTTCCCATTTTCTGAAACCCAGGAACCAACTGTTTCTTTCTTGTTTTCAAATTTACTAATATATGTAAATTCTGTTGGTGTTCCGATATATTCCTGTGTTTCATTGTCCTTTTCGCCACCAATTGAGAGAAGCCAAATATTTTTAACATCCCATAAATCAACAATAGAACCTGCTGAATTTGTATATTTTAGTATTGGGATTACAATTTCTTTAATAAATGGAAATCTTTTTCTGATTATCTCTGTAATATCAGATTCCTTTCTAACATCACCTTCTTTAAGCTGGAATAAACTTCTAAATTCTGTATTCATTACCATTACTTCCCATACCTTATATGGAATGATAATGGCATTTGGCATTACACCAGCAATATCCCCAAAAAGATTGCATTTGTCTGATAAATCTTTTTCAATAGTTGCAGCATCACTATCCCAAGGATTATCTACGGCACTTGAAGTTGCTGCATCTAAAAGCGCTTTAAACTGAATTTCTTTATTTAATCTTCTTGTTTTAACAAGTTTGCTAACAACTTCTTTTGCTTGTGCTTCTTGAGACCTATTAAGTAAATCTGGTGCATCAATTCTTATTCCATCAGAGAGCCCATATTCATAGCAGGTAAATTGTCTTTCAGTGAATTTTCCACGAGTTTCAATTGATTTTGTTTCACCCTTGGGAGACATTCTGTCATCAACTGGAGATATTGGTGCTTTCTGGTATTCATAGTAAATACCAGCAATAGCTCCATTAGTTGGGACTTTCATAGCATATTTTTCTGCTATGAAATTCATCTGGTCAAATCTTAATTCTGCTACCCATTTTGTCAAAACAACTTCTTGTTTATAAGTTGCCATTTTAACCTCCTATTTCAAAAATTAAGTTATACTTACTAAATCATTTAAAATTCTTACATTAACTGGCTTATTTGCTCCTGAAACATCTTCAAGAGCAATCGCAAAAACTTTCTCAAGATGTAAACTGCCTGTTCCAATCACAAGTGGTTTAACTTTTCCATTATCAATCACAAGTAAATCTCCCGCATTAACATCAGTTGAAGTATAAACTTGAGCGACACCTTCAATTAAAACATCACAAGCATCATTAGGAGGAGTATCTCCATTTATTGTTCTTTCATTCTCAAGAACCACACCAGTAACATAGAGTTTGTTACTGTTATTTGCGATTTTTACTTTATCTCCATCAACGAAAGCCACTATAGTTCCTTTAGTTAAAGCTGTTGTTTCATCGTTTACCCCGACGATAAACTTTTCTAATTTTTTTAATTCTGCCATTTTAACCTCCTATTTATTTAAATTTTACCAAGTTTCTCAAGTTGTTTCATTGCTTCTGTATAACTAATCTTTTTACCAGTTTTTTCTAAAACTTCTTTTCTATAATTTTCAATTAATCTATCTTTTTTAATATCTTCATCTTCAACTAAATCTTTTGGTTGAGTTTTTGTTTCTTCAAAATTAACTTGAGGTTTAATTGAAGACAAAAAGTTTTTAAGCAAATCTATTGTTGTTGTTTCTTTAACTTCGTTATTTTCCTCAAATTTAATAGTTGCATTATGAGAATAGAGTTCTTCAAATAATGGTAATAGTTTTGCTTTCTGCACTGGTAGAATCTTGCCTTCGGTTATTAAATTTTCAAGGTAATTATTAATTTGTTCTCTAAATTTGTCTTTTTCAAGTTTAGAAACTCTATCAATAATTTCATTAAATTGTTCAATATTTGCCTCCTGTTGCTTACTATCAATATAAGCAACTTTTGAAAAATCTTCATTGTTATATAAAACTTTTGCTTCTGCAAGTCCCTTCATTGCTGGAACACCAGCGCCAAGCAAAGCCACTCTCCTTAAAACTGGTGGTTCAATATCTTTAGTTGTATCTTCAGGAAAACCTTCTGGTTTAGCAATCCATATTTCAGGAGAATATCTGAAATAATTTTTTCTTTTAATCATTTCCGCTATATAAACAGGAACATTTGTAAAATCGGCAAATAATTTACCATCTTGTTTTCTTAAAGCAGAAACAACTCCAACTGCTGGTCCAGCTTCGACGTGGTCTAAAGTCAAAACTGGTTGATATATTTTCTTTAATGCTTCGTAATTTTTTAAAATTTTATCAAGCATATCTTCTGTTACTTTTCCATTGGGTCCATAATCACCCACCTGACAAATTTCTTGGTCATATAAATCAATAGTTTCTGCTAATTTTTTCTCATCTGATTTAGCCAAATTAGCAGGCGGATAGCCATATCCTTCTTTAATCTTTGTAAGTTTCTCAATTAAATCTTTTAGTGCTGTTTTTATTTTGTCTTTGTCTTTTAATTCTAATATCTTTTTAAGTTCTTCAATTACTGAAATACCTGGATAACCATAAGGTGATTTAGGATAACCATAAGGATATCCATAAGGTGATTTAGTTTTTGTAGTAAAATCTAAAAAATCATTTAGTTCTTTTTCAGGGTTATCACTATTAACACAGCTCTGTAGAAAACTGATTAAATCAGAATATTTTTCTTCTTTACTTTTTAAATTATTGAGTTTTTCAACAAGTTCATCAAAATCATTAACTTCTTCTTTCACGAGATGAATTATGTAATCTAACATTTTTCCTCCTTGTAAAAATTATTTATAAACATTTTACCTTTATTTTTTCATAGTGTCAAGTAATGGCAAAGCAGAAGTTGAAATTGTCCAGAAATTGGTGTTTTCTTCTTTTTTGGCAATATATAATTCATTATCAATTTCAAACTTCATAAAGTCTCTGTTATTAATATAAATTTTTGCTTTGCCTTGTGTAATTAATTCCATTTTACAAGTAGTATTTTTAGTTGGATTTAATTCTGTTCTTGTTTCAATTGTTTTTTCTTTTATGTCATCAATTTTTGTCTTAAAAATTCTTTTTATGGCAACTGTTTCAGTTTCAAGTGGATTATATTCACATTCAAAAACTATGTTTCCAATTTTAAACAAATAAACTTCTGTTGAAGGTCCCCATCTTATTACTATTACTGGTTTGCCTTCTTTATCGTGTCTTTTCCACCATATTCTCCATAATTTATAAGTCGTTTCTTCGGCATATTTTAGAATTTTCTCATTATATAACTTTGCTACTTCTACTCTTAATTGATGTGCTTTGACTCTGTCTTTTACTTTCCAGTATTGTAATTCATTTGGAACTTGTTTCTTTAATGCCGAAGGAAGTGCGGAATAATTCACTGGTGGTAACCATCCTTCATTGATTGCTGTTTCACCTAAAACATATGGCCTCTGGTCGTCTGGTTTAATTAAAACCCAATAAAAAGTTGTTCTAATTTCAGTTTCCTCTGGAACATCGGCTGGTGGTAAAATCGTTTCCTCCATTTCTCTATGTGATAATGCTCTTATAAACCATCTGCCCTGTAATTTTCCATTAAAAAAATACTCATGCATATATGCTCTTTGAGAACCATATTCTACAAATCCATTATCAACTATAAGAAATATACCTGGATAATTTGCCGTTGAACCTGGAGTTCCTACTGGTGCTACTCCTTCTACAAAGATTTCAAAATCACTGCCTTTTGAATCATACAGCCAAACCATAGGTTCTGGTGCTTTAGGAATAACTTGAATACTACCTCTTCTAATTACGCCACTTTTAATTTCTCTTTTTTTAATCTCATTTTTATCAATAAGTAATTTTAAATCATCTTTGTGCTTTTCATACCATTCTTTGACTTCTTCAAGAGTTGTTAAAGGTTTAGAAATTTTAGCTTCTTCTTGAATTAAAAGAGTCCAACCAATTAAATCATTTTCTCTCTGTAGCCTTAAATCTCCATGAACTGAAGCCCCTCTGACATGTAAATGTATAACATACTTATATCTCTTGTCTTCTGGCGGAACAATTAAAAATTCATTCTTTTCTGGCATTTTCTAATTCCTCCTGAACCAATTGTTTCACTATTTCTACTTTATAGTTTTCTGGATGAAATTCAATATTTCTCTTAATCATTTCTCTTATAACTTCTCTTAATTTCTGAATTATTAAATCTTTTGAGTATTTTTTGATATTAGATGATAACCAGGCATTTAAAATTCTAAAATCATCTAATAAAACTTTTGTTTCAACTTCTACTGGATTATAATTTTCTAAATCTTCTATGTATTTTTCAACAAGCAAATTAGAAATTTTAGCTTTTTCAATAACATCTTTAATATTATCTGGTGTTTTCTCTTCTGGATGCAATTCTTCTACAATTGGTTCGTAAATATGTGCTCTATATTTGCCATTTTTCTGTCTGTAAAGATTTAAAGTATGGAAATATAATGACAAAATATCGCCTACTTTTGCTTTAATTTTCGTAGAATATGTTCTCCCAATATGCACATATTCTTTGCCATTTAACTCAACTATATCATCAAAATTCTCTGGTTCATTAAGGGAAACGCCAACTTCATAATTATAAACTCCTGCGACTTTTGTAGGTTTAACTTCAAGAACTATTGCTCTCAAAGTTTCATATTTCTTGAACTTTAACCAACTATTAGCATAACCCTGTAAAGAATATGAAGTGTTTAACTTAATCATTGCTCCTTCACTTGCTGGTGAAAACGAAAGTTCTCTTAATATAGTTTCAATATTTTTGCGAGTTAATAAATAAGTTGGAGTTAAATTCACCTTGAAATTATCTGTATCTGGAATATTAATCGTGCTTGTCACACCATCTTTATTTTTTGCTATTTTAAATAATTTCTCTATTCTGCTTTCAAGATTTTCTTTATGAATATCTTCGCCATTGAGATATAATAAATCAAAAATATTTGCTATTCCAAATTTATCGTCAAAATCAGTCTTATTATGTAAATAACCAGCTACATCTTCTCTATTGTATTTTTTGCCATTTTCCCACATTTCATATTCACAGTCAAATATAGCAGTCTCACAATCTGTATTATTTAGAACTTTTAATAAGTGTGGAAATTTTCTATGTGATATTTCGCGACCATCATCAGAATAAAACTTTGATTCTCCGCTTTTGGAATAAAAAATTATAATTCTATTTCCATCATACTTCTTTTGTGCAAAACAATTATTCCACGCATCATTTTTGTCTATCCATTCTTTAACTTTTTCTACAGAAAATTTTTCTGTTTTAGGTAGAAACATTACTGCTGTTAAGTTTGTTTTCTCGGGATAAAAAAATCTTCCAAACTCTACTTTATCCTCTTTTTTACTTTGTTTTGCTTGTTTTTCTATTTCTTTAGTTGCACTTCTTAATTCTTGATAATAATAAGGCTTAAATTCTGGTTCATTAATTAAGTCTATTTCCAGATTTTCTTTAGGTCTTAAGACCAAATCATAAACTGGTAAATTATCAAAAGTAGCTCCAACTGTTGAGGGAACTATATGAACCTTTTTATTACCTTGCTTACCTGTATTAAAAATTCTTTCAAGTTTAAGAATTAAAACATCAAATAAATCTCTATTGTGTTCATAGATATAATCAAATAAACCTTGGGGAATTTTAATAACTATATCTATATCATTTGGATTGGGTTTGCCATAAACAGAAGAACCACTAATTGCTACAAAATCTGGAATTAAAACAAATTCTGGATACTCTATTTCTAATAAGTTTTCTTGCATTTCTAAATAATTAGTATTCTTAACTGGTTTATAATTAGTTATGATAAGTTCGTATTCATCAAAAGTTTCTTCCGTTCCACCACGATGAGCAATTCTTGTATATTTCATTCTTGAAATATAAAAAGGTCTAAAATGTTTTTTATAATCATCAAAAATTTGATATGTAACTAAAAATTTGCCTTTGATACTTCCAAGAACATCAATAAATTCATTTAAATCAAATTTGCTTATGCCCCAGTGATTTCTCCAATCTATATGATATGGTGGGTCAAAAAAATGAAATGCTTCTTTTGTATTAAACTTTTTTAAAACTGTTTTGTAATCTTGCTGATAAATTTTAACATTTTTCAATCTTTCTCTTATTCTATAAATTTTATTAATATCAAAATGACCTTTATCCGCGGAATAATTATTTCTCTGACTGTTATAACTATAATAAGTTAAATAAACAAACTTATAAAATCTTTGTAAATCGCTTTGATGTTTTAATGCTTTAAGTTTGTTGAATCTTGTTTCTGAAGGAATCCAGTTTAATTTTTTAATTTTCTCAAGTGTTCTGTCATCTGCATCTCTTATAAATTTCAAAACAAATGAATAGTCATCTAAATCATTTAAAACTTCTAATTCTGATGGCTTTTTCTTAAAGAAAATACTTGCAGAACCACAGAATAATTCTGTATAAATTTTATGTTCTGGAAATAACTGAATTATTTTTTCTGCAACATTCCATTTGCCACCTGGACTTCCAATTAATGTTTTCATTTCTTTAAATCCTATTACAATATAATTTCCCGAAACAATTTAAATTCCAATTAAATTTCTTATTCGTTCTTCATCTTCGTCTGTTTTTTTAATTATATCTTCTTTAATCAATTGTCTGTAAATTTCTACAAGGTCTTTAATTGGTTGTTTTCTTGGAGGTTTAAATATTATTTCACAATTTGGCTTATCAAAGTTATATGATAACAATTCTTGTATTAATTGTGAATTTAAAACTTCTTGTAATTCTTTTTGTAATTCTTCTATAAGATAATAAACTATATCAAATTGTTTTTCTGCTAAAGCATAAGAACCAAATCTTTCTTGTGTCATACCAAATAATCTTGGGAATAACAGCGCCCTTGAAATTCTGCCATCGGCATTTTCTATTGCTTCTCTAAAATGACTTCCACCATGCTCCTTAGGTTCAAGTAATTCTATTTTAAATTTTTCATTAGTTAAATCGCTTTCTGGTAAAGTTAATATACCATCAAAACTTGCGCTTTTAACTTTTTGCTTCAGTAATTCTTTTTCTTCGTCACTTAAATTGGCTGGGTGTTTAACTAACTTTAAAGGAGAACCATATTTTTCAAGATATCTTGCCCAGAACTTCCAAATTACTTGTTTAAACCACCAGGCATCATAAGCGGCTTTTAATTCTGATTGTCCATATGGATTACCAAATTCTGGTTGAAATGAATACAAAATGAATTTGTCTATTGGATATTTTTGAAAACCAATATTAACATATTCTATACTATCAGAATTTTGTTTAAAAATAAATTCAATGTCAAATGGTTGAATTGTTTTTAATTTGCTTATTATAATTTTGCCAGTTTCTTTATCATAAGAGTAAACTTTATCAGTTAATGAGAAACCATAATCATAACAAGTTAATATGTCTTTTAAAATAATGTAAAATGAGCGATATTTGTTGAGTGATTTAATGTTATTATTAAGAAAATCTATTTGTTCTTTATCGCCTTTGAATTCCCAACCACCAGATAAAACAAGTATTTTTTTTAAATCAGAACATGCTCTTACCATATCATCTTGTCTCATTTTTTTATAAATAACAAGGCCTTTTCTTGATGCTAATTCATCAAGAGTATATTCTTCAACTTCAGGAATCGCTGTTAATTTATAACGAGGAATTTCTTTTTCACTAAAAAATCTTTTAATACGATTCAATATTCTCCAGTTCACTCAATTCCTCCTCTGTTATTGTTATAAGATTAGGCTCATTAATTGTATAAGACACTTTAATTGTATCAACTTTAAGTGATTTGTTTTTATCATACTCTATATAATTATACTCATTTGCTTTCTCTAAAGCAAGTGCAACAGCAAAAATACTATCTGTTAGTATTTCTTTGTTGTGAGGCAAATAATGAACAACAACTTCATAAGTATTTTTATTTATTTCAAAATTTGTCTCAAGATTATAAAATTCTAATTTCATTAATTCATTATCACAAAAAGTCCATCCTTTGTCAATATAATTCACTAATAACTCAATTAAGTAATTTCTTCTTTTAAGTGAGTTAATGGCTCCATTTATAACTGGATAGTTAAGTCTTTTGAGTTCTTGATAAACAGTAAATCCAATTCCAGAACCATCTACATTTAAAACTGGATTGTTATATGCTTTAAGAATATCTAAGACTCTTTTGTAAAATTCTTCCTTTTTAATAGCCTGTTTCGGAAAAAATTCTACATAATCTATTCTTTTTTTACTTACATTTGCAATTGCTAATACTGTTCTTGTTCTACCAAGCAATGCTACATCCATTCCTGCTGTATATAAACAAGAAGGCTCATATTCAGCGATTTCTCCTTCAAAAACTGCTTTTTCAAGTATTCTTTCTGTCTTTGTTGTTATTTTACCAATTGCTCTTTGAAATGCATCAAGAGGTAAGCTCTTTTTCATATTAGCTATTACTTCGTCTTTAACATAAGGATTTTCTGTTGTTAGTGGGTTTATAGTTTCTACAAAATCTTTTTTTGATAACTCATAAACAAAATGTGCTTTGTTTTCTGGGGGATTTGTATTAATAAAAATAAAACCTCCACTATCCGCTACTCTGGGGAAAATTAATTCCCATACAAGATTTGACATTGGCTCTGCATCTTCTATGATTATACCATCTACTTTTTCGGCTGAAAATGATGACAAGTATTTAGTTGATTTGCCTTGAATTAAAGAATTCGTCTTTAATAAAATAAAATGGTCTCTTAATGACCGTGATTTTATTAAACCACTAAAATATTCATCAAGATAGTTGACAATTCCCTTTAAATCACTTGAACCAAACATAAATCTGTTTGTCTGCTTGTAATCTACCGCTACAATCCAATAGTTTTTATTCGCTCCATTCGTAAGTAAATAATAAAGAAATTCAGCAACAAATGCAGTAGATTTGCCAGCTCTTTTACCACCTATCGCTAATCTTATTTTCTTGTCTGAATTGTGAAATTTATAAAAAGCACTATGCAATGGTTTATAATTTATTAACTTGAATAATTTTTCTTTGCTTCTATCTTTTATCTTGTCCATAATTATTCTGATAGTATTTTCTTTATTCTTTCTGATATTTCTTCAGGATTCTCACCTTCACCAAGTTTCAATAGTATCTCTGCAGCTTTAATACCATCCGTTATCGTTACATTATCTATCTGACGAAATGCTCTTAAAATAACTTCTTCAAGAAATGTCTTCGCACTTATTGATTTTCTTTCTTGTTCTATCTTTTTCTTTTGCTCTTCTTTAATCTTCTTCCGCCAATTGTATACATCCATCTCTTTTATCTCTAAACCATATCTCTCTTTCACTACTTTTACTACTTCTTTCGGTGGAATAAAATCTCCTGTCTCAAAATTGTAAATCAACTTCCTCCAATTTACACCTTTACTCTTTAATAATCCTAACTTATCTTGTGCCATTATTCTCTTATTTTACCTCACAGCTTCTCTTCTGTCAATAACTAAACTTAACTAATCATGATTCAATTAGCTTAGACTATTATTAATCTAACTTCTAATACTAAATTTTTTGTCAAATATAGGTCTGTCTCTGACATAATTTAGTTCTCTCTATGATTTTCAAGTATTATTGAGGGAGTAGGATGAAATAGAATAATCTTTTTTCATATATATAGAATAAAAAAAAGGAAGGAGGTGATAAAATATGAAGTTGAGAAGAGATGTAAAGTGGGATCGACAGCAAAGATGCTACCAGGTTGACTTCACATTAGAGGGCAGCTCTTGGCTGCCCTATGTTATTGAGGTCGTGGAGGCGGAAGTGGAGATACGGCTAACTCGAGCTTATGGAGGAAGTTATCATTCAGCAAGGATATTTTTGTCGAACACGAAGGAGATTGAACAATTAACTCAAAAAATCATTCGTAAAATTAAAGATATGAAAGATGAAGATAAAAAGAATGAAAAGACAGCTTTTTCATTGTGTAGAGAGTATGTTATTGTAGATTAATTTAAAAAGGGAGAGGGGTTAACCCCTCTCCCTTAATTTAAAAAAGAGAGGAGGTGAGAAAAATGGGAGAAAAAATAGATTTGAAGTTTAGCGATTTATTCAGTAGAAGAAGATATAAAGGAGAATTAAAGGAAGTTCGAATTGAAGGAACTCCTGATGGTTTTGTGACATATGAAATAATAAATCACAATTTTAACCTCAATAAAAATGTTAGATGGTCAATAAAGAATTTCATAAAAAGAGAATTAGGAGTGGATAGACATGATATTATGCTGTCAATCAACAAAGAGGGTAGAATATTTGTAGCAGTTGCAGCCAAGAAATAGTTCCTTCAATCAGGACCGGCCGGTCAAACAAGGCCGGCCGGTCAAATTATTTTTTTGATTAATAAAAAAATCTTTTTTATATTTTTAAAAAAAAGCAAAACATTTGATTTTGCTTGATGGAGAATAAAGCGCAAATACTATACTAATACTAAAAATGGATTTAAACAAAATTGAAAAAAAGAGAAAATTAAGCACGATTTTTAATCAGTTAAGGGTTTTATATTAATTGATTAAAAATCGTGTCTATATTACATTAATACGAGGCTAAAATCACTATTTTAAAGTAAACTTAAAATACTTAAAAAGGAGGTAAAAATGATAATAACAAATGCTTTCTCTTTAAATATGCTTGAAAAATTCCCAGCAGTTGTTAAGATTGAAGAAGTATCAGAAGAGTTTGTAAAATTACAATTTACTAAATTTGAATCATACATAGGTCATCCAGATACAGCAAGTCTTTTAACAGAGCGCTTAGGTGTAGAAATTCCTTTTAACAGAGCAACTTTAAAACTTATCCCAGGTGATGAATTACTTGTTGCTCAATTAATGGGGTTACGCAAAGAGTTTAAGGAGTTAACAAAGGAGGAAATTGAAAATTATCCCATTAAATACTTTTTAGTAACTGTGGAAAATTTTGAAAAATAAAAAGGAAAAAAATTTAAATCAATTAAGGAGGATAAAATGAAAATAGAGAATATAATTAAAAATGCTTACTGGTATAATAGAATTGAAATAAGAAAACATGGAATTTGTAATTTTGTTGATGTTATTTATATTAGTTTTTAATTTTAATTTAGTAAATAAGAATAAATAAAAAAAAAGGAGGATAAAATGACAGTAATGACAGTATATACTAACAGTAAAAGAGCAATAGAAAAAGCAAATATAATGCGAAATTTAGGTTTTAATATCAGTATAGAAGTTGCGAAGGAGTTTGAGTTAGGGCATATATACAAGATAGTA